GCTAATTGCACCCCAAAACATAAGTAAGTGGTTCCACCACCTTCTAAAACTGATGTTAAATTATTTGAAAAGTTGTCTAGACGATCTATGAAAGTTTCTGTTGTGTTTAAACTTAAAGAGGCAACTAACCATCTAAAAGTGGGTCTAACCCAGCGTTGTGAAAAGAACCATTCACTATTAAACTCAGCAACTTCCCACAGGTCATTAGTAGTCTTTTCATAACTGGGGAAAGTGCCTGCCCATCTTCCAAGTTCTTCTTTTAAACGCAACAAAACTCTAGTAAAGAATAGTGACCGTTTCTGGACTGTAGCTGTTGTCACATCAACATCATTCTCCCAGGGGATGGACTTGTAGAGTTCTGAATCATCTGAGCTTTCTTCACTACTAATTATGAGGTATTTATCTGGAAAATACCTATTGAATAATTTTAGAGATGTTGCTTTGATAACATTTTGATGAGCCACTTGTAGAAGGCTAGAAGTGAAGTGCAAAATGCCTTGCATCATGCCTGACATGATGTTCATGTACACAATTTGTTGTGGAATGAAATCACCTTCTTCCTGACCTAAAAACACTTTCCTTAAATGGTTGTAAACTGGATTAGCAGATGGCTTAGATCCTGAGGTGTAAAAACTCTTCAGTAATTCTGGAGGCAGTAGTATTTCTTTATGAGTCCACAGTTCCATCCCCCTCAAGATGAAATTGTGATATTTCTTTGGAACGATTTGACAGAGAAACTGTGCAAATTTTGGAACATAGTGAGTTTGATTCCATTTACTGGCATCTCCAGCTTGGGTTATAGAAACATAAGATGTCTTTGACCTAGAAACCCTCTTGCCATGTTCCAAGGGTATGTTATACTTATTAGTGGGGTGAGTCATAATTTCGGAATCAAAGTAACCACAAAGCACTCTGGAAATGGTTTCCAAGTATAGTTGGACTATTCTAGCTGCTATCTCAATAACGTAAATTTCTCTAAATGAACCATGTTGAGGCTTCTTGAACAAATCCACTTTAATGGTGCCCTGTTCTTCCAAGTAAATGAGAGCATATCTTACTAATTTTAGAGGCTGAACTGCATCAATGCCATACTTTGCATTTAAGTAATCATGGAATTTGATCAAGGCAGTCACCACTCTGGGTCTTTGCTTAGGCAGAATGTTTTTCTCAAAATTCTCTAAACCTTTGATGTCTTTTATTTTTTCTGGACTTCCTCTGTATCTAGCTGATGCCTTTAGTGTCGACAGCATTTCATAAGAGATTTTAGTTAATCTGTGCTTAATGTCTGAGTCCATTATATCCTCCCAGCCAGCACCTAACCTTTTTTGGATTTCTTTTCGTATGTTTTGGCTGAGATACTTTATGTAATTTGGAGAGTATTCATGCCAAGTAGGTACTCCTTTTGGTTCATCTAAGTGCAAACTTTTATAATTAGGCAACTGCCTAAATTTCTTTTCATATACTATAATCTTCTCTGCTAGCTTTAGGGCTGAATTTCCTTCTGGGTTCAGATCTTTTG